CAGCCATTGGAATGATTCCTGGTGCGGTTGGTACTGTGCAGACAACCAAGAAGGTTGCCCCAATGATTAAGGGGTCTGCTGATGCAATTGCACCGCCATCCCCAGCCATGCAGGCTGGGTCGGTTAAGCCATCAGCGTTTATGCCTAGTCAAGCAGCTCCTGCCGCAGAACCACAGCGCAGCGACATTGGCTTTTACTCTGCCGTGGAAAAGGCCGTTTTGGATAGCAAACAGGACAAAGGCACTGGTGCCCAGTTCTTGGCGCAGATTACCAAGACCCAGGGCGTAAAGCCAGAAGAGCTTAAGTGGACGGGCCTCGACGAGTTTCTAAAGGGCAAGAAGTCTGTTACGAAACAAGAGATACAAGACTACCTCAACGCCAACAGGGTGGATGTGCAAGAGGTGAGGTTAGAAGCAAGTACAGGGCAGCGTATTCCTCTGACAAATGAAGAGCAAGCTAGATTAAATGTGTTGCGGGAAAGAGAGCGGGCTGAAGGGTTGGGTGGTCTTGAAGCAGAGGAATATTCTGATCTTCTTAATAAAGAAATTAATTTTGAAGAGTTTTACGATAAAACCAAGTTCTCCTCCTACACCCTCCCAGGTGGAGAGAACTACCGAGAGATTCTGCTGACGCTGCCGCAGAAAACTGCACCTTTCGACCCGTCAAATGTAAAGATTTACAGAAACAGAACATCAGCAACACAGGGAACTTTTACCATTAAGTATGGTGACAATGCGGTTGGGCCATTTGCAGATGAGTTTGATATTTCCAACGACTACGCTGGTCTTTCTGACCAACAAATCATGGATGTTGCCAAAAGAATGTATGAGCAAGGCAACGAATTGTCTGGTATCAAGCCAATGTCTGGAGCGTTCAAATCTTCCCACTTCGACCAACCAAACATCCTAGCCCACATGAGGGTAAACGACAGAGTAGTAGACGGAAAGAAAACTCTGTTCATTGAGGAAGTGCAGTCAGACTGGCATCAGGCAGGGCGGAAAAAGGGCTACTCAGAATCTGGCAAACCTTTTGAAGTGTTCGACCCTAGAGATGGAAATGTTATCGCTCGGTTTGCCACTGAAAAGCAAGCTAAAAAATACGCAGATGAGCTTGGGCCACAAGTGGATTATGGAATGTCTGAGGGAGTCCCAGACGCACCCTTTAAGACATCTTGGCACGAACTAACCCTAAAGAGAGCAATACAAGAAGCCTCAGAAAAGGGATATGACCAGATAGCCTTTACTACAGGCAAGACTCAGGCAGAGCGGTATGACCTGAGTAAGCAGATAGATGAAATAAATGTGGTCGGAAGAACAAATGTCTTAACTGGTGAAAAGAGCAAGTCAATCGCCCTAGATACTGTTGATGGTCAGTCTATAAGATTAGGTGTTTCGCCCGATGGAACTGTAGACAATGTAAACAACGAAGACATGACCAATCTAATTGGCAAAAATTTAGATGAGGTTGTTGGTAAAGAATTAGCTAAAAAAATTATGGAGGGCGGCTCTCAAACCATTTCTGGAGAGGGTCTCAAAGTTGGCGGTGAGGGCATGGCTGGCTTTTACGACCAAATCCTTCCCAAGTCACTGGAAAAGCTCGGCAAGAAGTTTAACGCTAAAGTAGGCAAGACAGAGATGGATGGCGTAGAAGTCTGGGCAATGGACATCACGCCCAAGATGCGGGAAACAGTTACCAAGCAAGGTCAACCCTTATTCCAGATTGGTGTTGGTGGCGGGGCTGCCGCTGGTGCCGTAACCATGCAACAACCAGAGGAGCAAATGTAATGGCCATTGCACCGCTTAACGACAGAATTGACGAGCTGGTTGGCGTTGAGACTCAGGCCATTGAGAAGCAGACCACCGCTGAAGCATTGCCCATTCCTGATGAGTTAGCCCCACCAGTCGATCCTACAACCGACCCGGCAGCCGAGCCAGTATTGGTGGCTGGGGTTGGGCCAAAGATTACCAACATTATTCGGGAGGCTATTGCCCCATCTCGGGCATTGCCAATGGATGCGGCCCAGACCGAGGCCATGAAGCAGGAAATGGTCAAGGCGGCCAAGCAGCGCACCGATGTTGCCAAACCAGGCCTTATCACTCCAAAGAAAAAAGCTGACCAACTTGAGGGGGCGGTCCCAGTAGAGCCAGGCGTGTACCCCTCCACCCTTCTGATAAACCGGCCAGACCAGAAGATGGTTGACAAGTTTATTAGCGGGATGGATGCCCCTTCTGTTGGCATCGACTTCAACTTCAATGGCATCCAAACAACCGAGGACAACCTCCGGGTAATTGACGAGACAAGCAAGGTATTTGCAAAACAGATCAGCGTAATGAAGAGGGATGTCATCAAAGACGAGACCCTCAAAGACCTGGCTGCGAGACTGGATGTTGCCCCTGATTTGTTGGCTAGAGGTGCTGGCGGGACCCTTAACGCAGAGCAGTTACTCGCCTCTAGGCATCTGCTGGTTAGATCGTCCGATACGCTCAATAATCTAGCGCAGAAGATTAAGGCCATGCCTGTGGGCACAGAAGATGACAAGCTTCTGCTAGAGTTTAGAACCCAGATGGCCACCCATGCAGCGATTCAGATGCAGCTCAAGGGTGCGGTTACCGAGGCGGCCAGGGCGTTGCGTTCTATGCGCCTGCCTGTAGATGGCACCGCTGGTATTACGGACCCCAATGTTCTTGCCACATTGCTCAATGAGGTTGGTGGGCGCAAGACCATGAAAGAGATTGCTAATGACTACCTCAATCTAAGTGACTCCGAAAAAGCCAGGTTTGTCCAAATGGCCGGTGGCTGGAGCAAGAATCTTTCCGATATCTGGAAAGAGATGTACACCAGCTCAATCATGTACAGCACGGCATCAGTCGAGCGCAACCTCTTTGGTGCTGGGATTATGACCATGATTCGGAGCATGGATACTGCCTTTGCCTCCACCGTTGGCAAGGCCTTGGATGTTCCTATAACGGCTGTATTTGGTTCAAGGTCATCTGACCAGGTTTACGCTGCCGAGGCGGTCATTGAGCTTGCCAACTTCTTTACGGCCATCCCCAAAGCATGGAGGGCCGGTGGCAAAGCTTTCGTTACCGAGACTCCGCAATATGCCGGGATAGATGCGGAGAAGTATGGGTCAGGACCAGGGTTGTCTGCTAGGTTATTCAGCGACCCAGAGTCAATGCTTGCCAAGTCTGTTGACTTTATAGGCAAGGCAATAAGGCTGCCATTTAGGGCCAACATGGCCTCTGATGAAATTGCCAAGGCAACTGTTGCTCAGATGGAAACCAGGCGGCTGGCAGCTAGGCAGGCCCTAGATGCCATCTATAACGGGATGCCAGAGAGTCAGGCCCTAGATGCCATGGCCGCTCAGATTGCTAACCCAGACCCGGCCATTCTTGAGAAAGTTAACAGGGCGGTTCTAGAGCCTGGGCTACAGTCTGAGCTTGGTAAGTTTGGCAACTTCATAATGAAGATGCGAAACGATGCTGGCCCGGTCGGGACTGTGCTTGCCCCGTTTGTTAAGTCGGTCATCAATATGCAGAAGGAGGGTTTTAAGAGAACCCCATTTGCGCCAATCTTCTCCGAGGTGCAGGCAGACCTTGCCGCTGGTGGTGCAAGGCGGCAAATGGCTCTGGGCAAAATGTCCATGGGTACCTCTGTCATGGGGATGTTTTATATCCAGGCCCTCAATGGCAACATGACTGGAGCAGGGCCGTCTGACCCCAAAGTGCGTGAATACTTACGCAACCAACCAGGAGGGTGGCAGCCATTCTCTTATAAGGTTGGTGACACTTGGGTGAGCTACGCTGGCCTTGAGCCATTTGGGATGCTAATGGCCACGGCCTCGACTCTTGCCGAGGTTGGCTCGGTTTATGGCAAACCCGGTGACGATGACTGGAATGACTTGCTTCTGTACTCTGCCCTGCTTCCTATGAAATATGTCGGGGAGTTGCCATTCATGCAGGGTATATCCAACTTTGTTGACATGATTGAAGCTGCCGCTAGGGACCCCAAGGGAGAAGATGCGGCCAAGTCTGCGGCCAAGTTCTTTGGTGGTGTGGCTCAAAACTTCCCTGCTGGGGTGGTTCCAATCCCAACCCCAGGCGGTGCGCTGATTCGCCAGTTTGAGAACATGACGGACCCGACAGTTCGCAGGGTGAGGCTTGACCCCAGCCTCCCACCAGAAGAGAGATATCTGGCTTTTATGTACCAATCTTGGGCGGCCAAGACCCCATACTTCAACCAGAGCATCAAGCCCACCAGGAACATCTGGGGCGATGAGATTAGCGTTGGGGATACTGGTGCGCTCTATCTTGTCTTCCCGTTCTACAAGAAGGATGCCCAGCTCGACAATGTGAGCAAGACCCTTGTTGAGATTTCCAAGTTGTCAGGCAAGTCGGCCATCAATATGCCAGCTCGGAGCATCAACAATATCAACCTCAACGATGACGAGTATTCAGACCTTTTGCTGGCTATGAGCAAGGTTAGGATTGAGGGGCGCAGTATGCGGTCTCGGATTGCCTCAATCACCGCAAGGCGCAGAGATATCTCTGTTATGAAGTATCAGGACTTGATTGACGATATATCGGGGACTGTTTCCGATTACAAGAAGGCCGCCCTTGCCAGCCCAGAGTTTGCTCGACAGTACCCAGACCTAATTCACCAGATCAGAAAAAACGAAATTTTGGCAGAACGGGGCATGGTGACTCAAAAGCGAACTCCAATGGTTATTGATATCGATGGAGTAAACGCTGGACCTATGACCAGATAACGCTTAGATTTTGATCAGGAGGATTTGATGACAGTCCCAATTTCCAATGTAGTCAGACGAGTGGTGTTCGCTCCCAGCGGGACTGGGCCGTATGCGTTCACCTTTGAGATTCTGGCTGCCACCGATATCGAGGTCTACAAGGGAGACACCCTCCTCACGCTGACCACTGATTACACAGTCACCATTAATGCCAATGGCACTGGCTCGGTCACCCTGGTGGCTACGGCAGGCACCGACAACATCACAGTGGTGGGTGCCAGGACCATCCAGCGCACCACAGATTTTGTGACGGGTGGTGACCTCTTTGCCAACAGTCTGAACACAGAGCTGGACAGTCTGACCATTTTCACCCAGCAAAACTCAGAGGCGAATGTCAGGTCGATCAAGGCCCCGGTCACAGACCCAACCACCATTGACATGACCTTGCCAGTAAAAGCAGACCGAGCCAACAAGGCCCTGGTTTTTGATGCTGACGGCAACCCTGCGCCTGGTGCGCCCGCCTTCCCGACGAGCTTGACTGCCACCCAGATTCCCAGGGTCAATGCGGCAGGCACTGCCTATGAGCTGCGTAGCCAGGCACAGACCAGAGCAGACATTGGCGCAGACAATGCCAGCAACCTGACTTCTGGAACAGTAGCCGATGCAAGGCTGCCGACCACTATGGATGGCAAGACGCTAACTACGGCCACGCTGACTGCACCGACGATCAACAATGCCACCATGACTGCGCCTGCCCTTGGCACGCCTGCTAGTGGCACGCTAACCAATGCCACTGGCTTGCCCATTTCAACTGGTGTGTCTGGCCTCGGTTCCAATGTGGCCACCTTTTTGGCCACGCCCAGCTCTGACAATCTTAGGGCTGCGCTGACTGATGAGACTGGCACGGGTGCGGCAGTGTTTGCCACTAGCCCCACATTGACAACTCCCAACCTTGGTACGCCCTCTGCTCTCACTCTAACCAATGCGACTAGCCTGCCAGTATCAACTGGTATTGATGGCCTTGGCAGTGGTGTCGCAACCTTCCTCGCCACGCCATCATCTGCCAACTTAGCCTCTGCGTTAACCGATGAGACCGGGTCGGGTGCTGTGGTGTTTGGCACGACACCAACGCTGACCACGCCCAACATTGCAACCGATGCCAAGTTCCAGGCCACCGCTACTGCTAAGTTCTTTGACACGGACAATAGCAATTTTATTGGACTGAAGGCGGCAGGCACTGTGGCCGCTGATGTGACTTTCACCCTGCCTGTTGGAGATGGCGCAAATGGCCAGCTTCTCAGCACGGACGGGTCTGGAAACCTAGCATGGACCACGCCTGCTGGTGGTGGCGATGTCTCTGGGCCTGCATCATCAGTTGACAATACTGTGGTGCGGTTCGATGGCATAAGTGGCAAGGCCATTCAAACCTCTGGGGTGTCGATTGATGACTCGGACAACCTGACGGCCAATAGCTTAATCTCCGATACTGTTTCCGAGAAGACTGCGGCAGCCGGGGTGACTGTGGATGGTGTCCTGCTCAAGGATAGTCAGGTTTCTACTGATCAGATTAACGAGAAGACGAGTGCCGCTGGTGTCACTATTGATGGAGTCCTGCTTAAAGATTCGGAGGTGACCACGGATGTAATTAAAGAGAAGACCTCTGCGGCTGGGGTAACGATTGACTCGGTTCTGCTCAAGGATGGAATGGTCGGCATTGGTGCTGACGGAACTGCTTCTGCTCCGAGTATCTACAGGGCATCAGACACCAACACAGGCATCTTCTTCCCCGGCGCTGATCGGATTGGGTTTGCCGAGGGTGGGGCGCAATGTGGCGAGTTTGATGCCTCTGGTAACTTCCAATTCAACTCAGGCTACGGCTCTGTAGCAACAGCATATGGTTGTCGTGCTTGGGTGAACTTCGACGGCACTGCTAATTCAAATTTATCCGGCACTTATACACGAACAAGCCCAAGCACTACTGTGACGGTAACCGCAACCGCTCACGGTCTTATTGTTGGAAACTCAGTTAACCTTGATTTTACAACTGGTACTGGACTTGATGGCATTTACACAGTTGTAACTGTTGCAAATGCAAATACCTTTACTGTTACTACGGTAGCATCGACCACGACTAGCGGCAGTGTAACTTTGCTCCGCAATACAATCAGAGCCAGTGGGAATGTGTCGAGTATTACGGATAACGGGACTGGTAATTACACAGTCAATTTCACTACTGCGATGCCTGATGAGAATTATTCGGCTGTTACTGACTGTAACCAGACCGCAGGTTCAGTGGGTGCGGCAGATATAAGCCAAGTGTATTTAAGAGCCGTTGGTTCTTGCTCAGTAATTACAACAGGTGATGCAGGCAGCACAAGATCAGACGTGGAAACCGTTTCTGTTGCCGTATTCCGTTAATTAAGGAGCCAATAAATGAACTCTCGCATCATCTACCCAACTGCCGAAGGCGGCGTGGCAATCATTATTCCAGCACCGGAATGTGGTTTGAGTATTGAAGAAATTGCCGCCAAGGATGTTCCTGCTGGCAAGCCTTATCAAATTGTGGATGTGTCAGAAATCCCTACCGACCGCACATTCCGTAACGCATGGGAGTATGAATGATTACGATCAACATGACCAAGGCAAAAGAGATTGCCCACGAAAAGCGTCGTACCGCCCGTGCGGAGGAGTTTAAGCCTTATGATGAAGTCATAATGAAACAGATTCCCGGCAACGACTACACGCAAGCAGAAGTCGCTCGTCAAGCAATTCGTGATAAGTACGCTGCATTGCAAGCACAAATGGATGCCGCACAAACTGCTGACGAACTCAAAGCACTGCTGCCCGAGGTGTAATCAATGGACTGCGGCAACCGGCCAGAGTGCAGCGAGATTGCAGACCGTGCGGTCAAGAAGACCTTTGCCATCTTGGGCGTGGACATTGATAAGCCTGAGAGTGTCGAGGAGTTTCGCCAAGACCTACGCTTTGGCAAACGCCTGCGCAAGATTGCCGACCATGGCACCCTTGCCTTCTTTGCGGCAGTGGCGGTGGCCATCGTGGCTGCCTTATGGATTGGCATCACCAGCTCCATCAACAAGGGTTAATAAAGTTGTAATACAACCCAAGCACAGTCGGACTTTCAGAAAGGGGGAACCAGTGACCAAGAGTCCTGACATTGTTCTGGTTGAGTGGATTGATGCCTGCCACTATGAGGGCTGGCAGTTCGGTGAAGACACGCAGATTGATGCCAACCCGGTCTTCACTATTGGCTTTCTAATTAAACGGGAGAAAGAGGGTTACCTAGTGGCCCAGACTTGGTGCCCGAGTGACAAAGCCAACCTGATCTTCATCCCCAAAGGCATGGTCAACAAGCTGACAATTTTGGGTGATCTCAAGTGAAGGGGAAGAATCTTACTGACGAGCAGATGATTGAGGCCATCCATGCGTACAAAAGATTCCGCTCCAGTATCAAGGCGGCCAACCACCTAAAACTTCCCCGCTCTACATTTGAGTCTAGGTTGATTGCTGCAAAGATGCGTTTTCCCGAGATGCTGGCGGATCAGCAGGCAGACAAACCAAATGAGTTCACAGTCATGGCCCTGCCAAACGATGACCTCGACATTGAAGACCTGGTTGAGCTGCGCATCAAATCGTTTGGCAAGAAGCGGGACTTCCATGAGGCCACCCGACTCATCCCGGTCAAAGTCAAGATTGAAGGTCCCATTGGGATACTTCACTTCGGTGACCCCCATGTGGACGATGACGGCACCGACCTGGAGACCCTGCGAAAGCACTCAGACCTGACCAAGCAGGAAGGCGTTTGGGGGGCCAATGTGGGTGACACCACCAACAACTGGGTGGGCCGTCTGGCCAGGCTGTATGCCAACCAGTCCACCACCGCAGCGCAGGCGTGGAAGCTGGCCGAGTGGTTCATTGGCCGCACCCGTTGGCTGTACATGGTGGGTGGCAACCATGATGCCTGGTCTGGTTCTGCTGACCCGATCAAGTGGATCGCCAGACAGGTTGACGCACTCTACCAACCGACCGAATGCCGGGTGGGTCTGCGCTTCCCCAACGGCAGGGAGTTCATTGTCAATGCTCGGCATGACTTCGCTGGCCACAGCCAGTGGAACCCAGCGCACGGCCAAATGAAGGCAGCCATGATGGGACACCGGGATCACCTGATGATCTCGGGGCACAGGCATACCAGTGGGTACGGGGTGGTCAAGGACGGCAGCACCGGGCGCATCTGCCATGCAATCCAGGTGGCCAGCTACAAGCTCTTTGACTCTTATGCCAAGGAAAAGGGATTCCGGGACCAGACCTTGTCGCCTGCCTGTTTAACAGTTATTGACCCAGCCCTTGACGAGACCCACCCAGACGCTATCAAATTGTTTTGGGACCCCGAGGTTGGGGCAGAGTACCTCGCCTGGAGGCGCAGCAAGTGAACCCTTTAGCAATCGTTGAGATTGGTGCCCGACTCCTCGACAAGATCATCCCAGACAAAGATGCCAGAGAGAAGGCGCAGGCAGAGTTACTCAAGGCAGCCCAAGACCAAGACTTCCAGAAAGCCATGGGACAGCTTGAGGTTAACAAGGCAGAGGCCCAGCACAGCAGTCTTTTTGTGGCTGGCTGGCGGCCTGCTGTGGGCTGGATATGTGTGGTCGGTCTGGCCTATAACTTCCTTGCCTATCCCCTGCTGACCTGGTTGGTGGCGGCCACTGGTGCCGAGATTAATCCACCACCTTTGCTATCCGAGAACTTGATGGAGTTGGTGCTGGGGATGCTGGGCCTGGGTGCCATGCGCAGCTTTGAGAAGTTTAAGGGCGTGGCTAGATGAACTGGGGCAAATACTTTACCGAGGCAGAGTTTAAGTGCAGCCACTGTGGCGTGGCCAACATGGACCAGGCGTTCATTGCTAGGCTCAATGAGCTGCGCCAGGAGTGCGGATTCCCTTTCCGGGTGACCTCTGGCTACCGATGCCCAGACCATCCCGTCGAGGCCAAGAAGGCCACCTCCGGGGCGCATACAACCGGCAAGGCGGTGGACATAGCAGTCGATGGTAGACAGGCGCATGAGCTACTAAGGCAGGCCCTGGACATGAACTTTAAAGGGATTGGGGTGCAACAAAAGGGGGCCGGTCGGTTCATCCACATTGATGACTGGGCTGCACCCAACCGGCCTACAGTCTGGTCTTATTAAGTATCTCTCGCAGATGGCAAAGGGACTTCACTCTGCTCCAAGTTCTGTTCTGCGTTTCACCAATGCCTTTGTATGAACCAAGGATTGCTCGGGCTGTAGCCTGCCAAACATCACCTGATTGGCGTTGCGTAGCTCGACCAGTTTCTTGAGCCTAGTCTCTGGGGTGGCGTTGCCTGCCTTGGCCACCTTGTCTGCAAGCTCTTCGTACCTCCCCGCCCAGGTCGCATAGTCCTCGCAGGGAATGTCTGGCTTGCCTGGTACACCCAGTGCCCAGGCGTACTCCTTGACCTCCACCTCGGTGTGGCTGGCCGCCTCCTCCTGGAGTTGCTGGTTGACTTGTTCGACCTCGACATACTCCTGCTGCGGGTCATTTTGCTCAACATCCTGCGCAATTTCACTCATAGCTATGGCATCCAAGGGGTTGCGTGGTTTGGCTGGGGTGATGTCTTTGGCTGGGCGTGCCTCATCCGGGAAATCCTGCGCCTCCTCTGCGGTGATGAGGCCTTTGAGAACATCCGGGAAGGCATCCCGCAGGGCGAACCCTCGGGCACGCATCTGCAACATCCTCTTGGGATAGGCCTGCCAAGGCCCTGCTTTGCCCCATAGACCGGCTCTCTTGGCATCCTCGACGCTGAACTTGGCCACCACCGGGGAGCGGCCCCTGCGCTTGGCTATGCAGACGGCCACCGGGTTGGCTGTGCCCTCCCCTTCGATAGTCTCATCAATCCCCTCGCACACTGCGCTGGCCTGCACCAGGGCCATGGCTGCATCCCCGTATACGCTCGGCTTGCCGTTGATGACCGAGATATTCTGCAAGGCCTGCAATGGTGCCAGGCCAATCTCTCGGCCCCACTGCATGGCCACCAGTACATCCTCTGGCTTGCCCTGATACTGCCGGGGCACCATCTGACTCTTTGACAGCATCTCCGAGAACTGCATGGCCTCTGTGAGGTTGGTAGGGGCGAACCCCTGTTGCACTATGTTGCTCATCTTCAATCTCCTGTAAAATAAGGTCTTTTCCAGAGCATCCGTAAGGTCTCGGTTGCTCCCTTCTGCCGCAGCTCTGCGATAGTCCAGATGCGCCCACCGGGGCTGACGAAATAGTTATTGGTGAGGTAGTGCGGGACGATCACAATGCCATCCAAAACAAAAGCTTTCTGTGCGAATTTTTCTGCCTTAGAACCGGCCCAACCCAGCCCATCCCAGCCCATTATTTGGTCTCCTTTTGTTTGGCCTTGAGTCTGGCAACTTCATCTTCAAATGCGGTTGCGTTGCGAACTGTCTCAAGCACTGCCTCCAGGCTGGCAATCCAGTCTTCCAACATATCAATGCGAATCACTTGATCTTTTGAAAACAGGTCGGCATTTATATGGGCTTTGCCCTCCCCGCTGCAACAATCGTAGGTCAATGTCACAAGGGCTTCCTCATCTTCAATGCTCATTATCTGACCTCCTTGAAGGTGAGGGTGGACTGGCGCACAGAGTGGGCTTCCTTGGCAGGCACGACACGCTCTGGCACCGCTTTGTAGTGACGCATAGGCCAGCGCACCTCCCAGTCACCAGAGCGGCCTACAGTGGCATCCCGCAGCATATTCTTGAGGTTGGTCTCAGCTCTCTCGATCATCTCCTCTTGCCTGCGAATCTCAGACTTGGCAAAGGTGATGGTGCCGATCAACTGCTGGGTGATGTCATTGTCGAGCGTGACCACAATGTCCTCGGCCTGCGACCAGGTGCGGTTGGCATCCTTGGTGTTGGCTGGCGGGTAGTAGTCAATGGCACCTTCGACCAGATATCGGTCAACCCTGCGCTGGAAGTCAATCACTGCCTTGGCAATCTCCACACAGGTGGCAGCGTGCCGCTTGAACAGGAAGATGCGCAGGCGGGACCCCTTAAACAGCGTGCAGACTGCGCCCCAACTGGCAGCCATGATGTCCATCTGCGCCTGGAGCTGGAGCGGTCCCTGATACAGCGGTGGACTATCGGCTGGCTCAATGGCTGTGTTCTTGGCCTCCATCACGCCAACCCCGTTGAGGGCGATCTCATCCGAGTCCATGACATAGATGCCAGCATCCGGGTTGTGCTTGACCAGCAGGCCATTGCCATCCGCTGTGCCGTCCAGCGAACAGGCCAGCTTGATTAGCGGGTGATAGTAGGCCTCGGTATGGTCGAGGTCTAGGTGGGTGAGACCCAGGCGCAGGGCTGCCTGCTCAAGGATGGTGGTCTCCAACAGATTGCCCCAATCCGCTGGCTCACTGTCTTCCAGGTCTGGGCGTGGCTCACCCTTGTGGGCACCGATGACCCGCAGCAGGCAGTCATTGGGGGATTGATAAGGGCTGTGCCCCATGATGGCCGGGACTATGCTGGCCGAGGCCATAGTGTCTGGCGTGACTTTACCTACCATGTTTTTTCTCCTTGGCGAGTGTATATCGGGCGAATACTTTCCCGTCTTGGCTAACTATAGTGCTGACAATGTTGTGCCCTCGCTGCCGCAGATCCCGCACCCGTGCAGCCAGGCGCAGGCACCCGCAACCACGCAGGGCATCCATGGCTGTAACTGGCCCTTCTTGTAGGGCGGCCAGTACCCATTCATTCTGTGACATCACGCACCCAGCAGGAACAGGACTGCCAGCATGGATAGGATCATCACAGCGAACCCGGCTGCCTCGGCTAGTGGATACCACCAGGGCTTATAGAACAGCAGGCGGTGGTCTTCTGGGATTTGGTCTTTCTTCATGCGTCTTCTCCTTAAGCAGCACGGGCCAGCAGGCGGGATACCTGTGCGCTGTGCCATTGGGTTGAGCCGGTGCTTGTTTTAATACCCCGCTCGGTCAGACCGGCAGCAATCTGGCGGGTAGTGGTCATGCCCATGGACTTAAGGTCACGGACAATGATGAGGGCCTGCGGGTCGACCTGTGAGGTGGCTGCAAGCTGGGCGGCACGAGCTTGGCCGCCTGCCTTAGAGTTAGCACTGCCAAGCTTTACGCCACGGGTCTTGGCTACGGCCAGGGCCTCCTTGGTGCGCTTGGAGATGATCTTGCGCTCAAACTCCGCAAAGGCGGCCAGCATGGTCAGCATGAGGCGGCCAGTGGGGTCATTGGGGTTGATCTCTGGAAGGTCAACGAACCGTACGCAGATGCCAGAGTCAACGATTGACAGGATCATCTTGACATCACGGGCAAGGCGGTCGAGCTTGGCCACAATCAGGGTGGCACCAGTGGACTTGCACTCAGCAATGGCCTTGGCAAGCTCCGGGCGGTCCTTCTTGCCGCCTGACTCGACCTCGGTAAAGGCTAGGTCAGGGTCGGTGCCCAGGAACCGCTTGACGGCCTCCTGCTGGGCCTCGAGGCCAAGGCCAGAGCGGCCCTGCTTGTCGGTGGATACTCGGTAGTAGGCGATGTGCATTTGAATCTCCTTAGTTGGTAGTTCAGTAATGCGATCCTCTTGCTAGGCGATATCTCTGTCAACCTGTTTCTGTATATCCCCTACAACTTTGCGGGGCTTTACCCTGTTGCACCTGTGGATAACTTGGGATATCTTCCCGATATCAGGAGGAGTGCTATGCAAAAGAGACCAAAGCTTCAACCATTCCTGGTGCGCCTGCACCCGGACACCCGTGCCTTGCTGGACCGAGCTACAGAAGAGCAGAGAAGGTCCAGGGCGGCCATCATTGATGAGGCCATCCGGGAGATGCTGGAAGGCCAATACAAAGGCATAGATGAGCGTTTGAATAGTTTCCTTGGAGCGAACCATGAATGATATTTGTGAGCGGCTCACTCCTGCTGCTGTGACTGCCCACCCACTAATCCTCGAGGAGGCCAAGCATATAATCATGCGCCTCCGACAGGATTACGACAGGGTGCAATGTTGGAACCACCAGCTTCAGCAAGTGGTGGCCCAACAGGCAGCGCAGGAGCAGGCCGGTGAGCGGTAGAGCCAGCAGGAATAAGGGCGCAACCGCTGAGAGAGAACTGGCAGCAATGCTGTCAGATGAACTCGGCTTCCCGATCAAAAGGAAACTGGGACAGGCTCGGGAGGGTGGCGATGACATACAAGTCGAGAACTACCGGCTAGAGGTCAAGCGACGGGAGAAGCTGGCCATTGAGTCCTGGTGCAAACAGGTCGAGGATGTGGCTGGACCTGGCGAGTGGCCGGTGGTGGTCTTCAGAAGATCAGGCCAGAAGTGGCGTGCAGTGGTGCCCATTGAGCTGCTCATCAAGGCCATGCGAGAGAAACTTTAGTGGGTAATGAGTTGAGCAAGAAGGCAGGCCAGGCGGCTGCCATTGTCACTGGGAAGCGGTTCTGTAGTCATTGCCAACAGCAAAGGCCAGCAGAGACTGGCAAGTGGTTGGTGAGTGCCAATGGGCTTAACAGGCGGTGGAAGTGCGGTGCCTGCGTCGAGAAGGCAAAAGAGAGGGCGGAGAGCAAGTGAGATATCTATCGGTATGTGCTGGCATTGAGGCCGCCACCTGTGCGTGGCATCACATGGGCTGGAAGCCAGAAGCCTTTTCAGAGATTGAGCCGTTCCCATCTGCGGTGTTAGCTCATCACTATCCCGATACCCCAAACCTTGGGGATATGACCAAATATAAGGAGTGGAATCTTGGTGCAATTGACCTTCTTGTCGGAGGAACCCCTTGTCAATCATTTTCAGTCGCTGGACTCCGCAAGGGATTGGCAGACCCTCGTGGAAACTTGGCCCTCGTCTATCTTGGAATTGCTGACCTGTTCAAGCCCAAGTGGATCATCTGGGAAAATGTCCCTGGTGTTCTGTCATCAAACGGAGGACGGGACTTTGGTTCCTTCGTCGGGGCGTTGGCTCAACTCGGGTATGGGTTCGCATATAGAGTGCTTGACGCTCAATGGTTCGGAGTGGCCCAGCGACGCAAGCGTGTGTTCGTTGTCGGATACCTTGGAGACTGGCGACCTGCCGCAGCGGTTCTATTTGAGTCCTCGAGCCTGTCAGGGAATCCTAAACCGAGCAGAGAGAAGGGGGAAAGAGTTGCCCCAACAGTTGTACAAGGCCCTCCGTTCAGTCGCACAGGAAATCAACGAGTAGAGTGCGAGGCGATTGTGCCAACACTTGCAAATTGCTTGCAAACAACTTGCAACGATTATTCACGGGCAGATGGTTTTAACATGATTGCCCAGCCAATCCCCTACGACCTTCACCAAATAACCGCTCCTGTAAACAGGCAAGCAAGATCACCAGGTGATCCTTGCCATACCCTAGCCAAGCAGAATGCCCACAACGCTGGGATTGTGTCTATTCAAGGAAACCTGATTGGAAGGGAAGCAGGCGGCCCACAGGGGGTTGGTGCATCCGATGAGGGGGTCATGTATACCCTGACCAAAGCAGATGTGCATGGGGTGGCGCAGCCTATCGCCATTCAAGACTGCCGAGCGGTTGAGAAAGCCCAGAATGGCAAGGGTTGGAACGATGAAGGGACTGCTTACACAGTAGACACCCATGCTACGCAGGGAGTGGCGCAACCTGTTGCTCACGGCATATTTAACGAGGTTGCGGATACTGTCACTTGCAAGTTTTCAAAGGGTGCGGAGCTCCTGCAACAAGGCGCACAAAATGGCGGGAATTGCGTATATCACTCTATGGCAGTCCGAAGACTCACCCCTCGAGAGTGCGAGCGTCTACAGGGCTTTAGGGACGATTACACGCTGATCCCTTGGAGAGGCAAGGAAGCACCTGACGGGCCTCGCTACAAGGCTTTGGGCAACTCTATGGCGGTTCCTGTTATGAGATGGATAGGGGAGAGGATCAATGCACTCGGAGGGGCAAAGTGAAGAAGACGAGAGACTCAAGTGTTATGCGTGCGGGGAGATCCATGAAAACGCCAAGCTTGTTGCTACGATTGATGGACGGGTTATGGGCAATTATCAGGAAGCTTGGTTTCGGTACAACGAAGCGGTCTGGGTCCTCAAAACCTATCGTTCCAAGCGTACCCGGACAACCTACTTGGACTCCGTCGGGGAAAAGCGAGGCCAAGCGGCCAGGGCAGCACTGAGGGCAGAGATGCTGCTGGTGTGGCAGTGGAAAGAGGAGAGGAAGAAGTGAGAGACCCGTTCAAAATCGATTATGAGACCTGTATCAGCTTTTCTGGGGGTAGGACATCAGCCTATATGCTGTGGCGGGTTCTAGAGGCCAATGGAGGCCTTCCTGACCATGCCAAGGTGCTATTTGCCAACACCGGCAAGGAAGATGAGGCAACGCTGCATTTTGTGGACCAGTGTGCCAAAAATTGGGATGTAAACATTGCTTGGTTGGAGTACAAAAGCGATGCCCCTAAGTATCGGTTGGTCAACTTTCAAACAGCCAGCCGCAATGGTGAGCCATTTGAGGCCTTGATTAAAAAGAAGAATTACTTGCCTAATATGGTGGCTAGATTCTGCACTGCGGAACTCAAGGTTCTGACGATTGATAGATATCTCAAAACATTTGGTTGGGATGACTACGCAACCATGGTCGGCATCAGGGCTGATGAGCCAAGGCGGGTGGCCAAGATGCGTGGCAACAAAGACATCAAACTTACCCCGTTGGCAGATGATGGGATTACCGAGGCTGATGTTTGGTCATTTTGGGACAAGCAATCTTTTGATCTTGAGTTGCCAAAGGTGAGCGGTGCATCAAATTGTGACCTTTGTTTTCTAAAGGGTGCTGGCATTGTCATGGGATTGATTGCACAAAAGCCGGACAGGGCTATCTGGTGGGCAAGAATGGAAGAGGAGGTGGGTGCTAGATTTAGATCGGACAGGCCTTCCTATGCCGAGATGATGAAGTACTCCAAGGATCAACAATCTCTGTTTACAGACGAGACCATCCCCTGCTTCTGTGGCGATTGAATGTGCAACCAGTCGAGTTCACCCTACCCAAGCGCAGGCCCAAGGTGGAGCAGAAGGAGGCCCCACCAGACCGCAGGAAGGTGGCTGTGCTGCCCATCAAGGCAGTGGCAGACAAGCGGGTCACAGATGGGATGTTCCGCACCCTGGCGGTGCTGTGCAGCTACTGCAATCGGGCAGGCATTACCTGGGTCAGCACAGAGCGGATGGGCAAGGACATGGGAGTCACCAAGCAGGCCATCAGCAAGCAGTTGGTCAAGCTCCAGAAGGTGGGCTATGTGCAGATTGTCAGGAAGCATTCATGGCGGTCACGCACCGCTACCTCGAGGGTGATATTCGACGAGTCAGTCACGACAGAAGATGCGGTGGCCCTGACAAGCGCAATAGAAGACACTAGGCCACCATTCATGCAGGCAAGAGATCAGGAGATTATGGACATCATGGCAGACAACCAAAGGCCAGACATAACGCCAGAAGAGATGGAACGCAACAGGAAACGCCTGGAGGTACTGACCAAGGACCTCAAGGAGATCGCAGGCAACATGACAGGCATACGCCAAAGGGGGTACACAATGCCAGCAGATGGAGTCACCAAAGCAGTGAAAGAGGCCAGAGCAAAGGTCAAGGCAAGGGCAAGAAAGCCAATCGAATCACAGCCATATAGTCAACCTGATAAGGTTGACAGTACACAGCCTCATACAGTCAACCTGGGGGGGGGAATACAGTCAACCAATAAGGTTGACAAGAAACACGAGAACATAGGTATAGAGAGGATGTATAAGGTGTATGAAAATGTAAAGAATACATTGATCAAAGATTCGGATGCGAAGTGGGCACAGGTCGCTGTCGAGGTCGGGGTGACCGAGTCCGAGATGGTGGTGGCCATGCAGAACACGCACAGCCTGGGAGATGCCTGCCGACAGGTGCTGGAAGCCAAGGGGTACTAGGTGCAACAGGTGCAAAGGTTCGTTTGCTCTGTTGCAGAGGGGGTCGAGGGGGCTACCCCTGCACCAGGCGCAGGAACAGGCATGGGGTAGGGGTCATCGCAATGGCCTGCCAGCGCAGAGGCACCCTTCCCTCCCCCCCACCCTGGCCATTGGGCGTGGGTATCCCTCTGGATTTTTCCTGAGTTTTTTGAGAGGAGGTTTTTCATGCGTTTGACAGGTGATCGAAACCAATGCCCTTCCTGCAAGCTCGCTTTTAACTCGACCAAGGCCTTTGACAAGCACAGGACGGGTCCCTTCGATGGGGGCCGTCGGTGTCTGACCGAGACCGAGATGCAGTCCAAAGGGATGTCAATCTCCTCTGCCGGGTTCTGGATCACCTCTTCGATGGGTGGAGAAGCTGTCACGCAGAGGCAGATTAACCGCCTGTAGGGGGTGGGTGGTGGGGTAGCTTGGGTGGGGTATCGTCTGGGCTGTGTTTAATGTTTCCGAGGAGATAGTCATGGAGTTGTCAGATGCGTTGAAGGTTGATCTTCGGCAGTGGGTGTTGCAGAAGATTCGGCAGGGGTTTATGGTTGAACAGATATCTCTTGTGCTGGCACATCAGAAGGTGGAGTTGATGCAAGCGGATGAGTATCTGACAGCGATTAGAGACACAGAGAGGAGGCCGTAATGGCGTATGAGATGAAAGCAGGGCAGGGTTCTGCCTTTCCCAATGAGAGCAAGAAAGAGGACTGGCACGCAGACTATCGTGGTCGCCTTATGTTGCCAGATGGCAAGGTCCACTGGATCGATGTGTCGATGAAGACGGCCAAGGATGGCAAGAAGTATGTTGCCCTCAAGGTGGGTAAGGAGGTGCAGGCACAGCAGCCAGTCTACTCAGCTGCACACCAACCCTTTACAGATCAAAGAAAGAAACTTACAGATGACATTCCTTTCTGAAGATGAATTGGACAAGGCAGATGCCTGGGCCGACAAGGACCTGACCGAGTATTGGTCCTACCCGGAGATTGGTGAGGACAGGGAAGACGATGCCGAGGAGTCCTAGAATGGCCAACCAGATTCCATCCCTCAAGAACTGGGGTGGGATCAGGTCAGTGCAGAGGCGGCTGGAGCGGTCTACCACCATTGTGGAGAACCGGGAAGCAGTGGCCTACAGTCTGCTCTGCATGGCCAACACTAAGATCACCGATGTGCTGACCTGGGACGAGGAGGGCAATGTCAAGGTGAAGGCGGCATCTGCCATTCCTGACCACGCCCTGCAATCCATCAAGAACATCCGTGTGACCAGGGGCAAGGACGGGGCGCAGACCCTGGAGGTGGAGCTATACGACAAGATTGGGGTCCTCAGACTGCTGGCCAAGGCTAGTGGCCTACTGGACAACCCCGACGATGGGGAAGACAAACCCTCGGTGAT